GGGACTCTTGCCACGGGAGGGGGACGGGATCGAAGCATAATACGATAGGGGGTGCGCGCAATCCAAGGACCTCCATGAGGTTTCGGTGCCTAAGAAGCACGGCTGGATGCGCCTGTGCGATGTCGCGACGGGAGACACGGCGGGAGTTTTCAAGTTCGAAGACGTCGACCCACTCGAGGAACTCGTCAAGGTACTTTCGCTTCCCGGCGGGAGGATTGCATGTTCCGAACTCAACGAAGTCTCCATCTTTCTTGCAATAAGTGGCAGCGGCGTGAGAAGGGCCTCGGGCGGCCTCGATGTGAGGCGGACGGGGAAAATGCGCTTTGGCGGTGGCAGCGACCCATCGTCGCTTGAAAATGACGAAGCCTTGTAGATGTGGCGTTCCAGTCGTCGGAGCCGTCTCTCGACCGATGACAAAGTAATCGGCGAGGGGAGTGAGGGCGAGTTGGATCTCTTCGAGCTCATGGGGCAACGGATTGTTGAGGGTGAATACCCAACGAGAGCTTTGTGTTGGAGCCATTTTGAGAATAATGAGCAAAATAGTAGTAGAAGAGCTGGGCTTGGTAATAATAGAGCCCAGCTTTTTTCTTCACTTTATTTTTTTAGCAGGACGGGTCTCACTTAATGGAGCCGAGGAATATTCTCCCCGACTTAATTCGAGGGTTCGACTCCGCTGTTGCTGACGCAGTTGTTTGGGGCGGAGAATTCGCACGACCCAAACGGAGTATCTGGTCGGTCGCCGATACCGAACGTTCTTTTTCCACTCCCTTAAAGAAGCGGAAAATTCGAGATAAACCGACCAAAATGAAGCGTGCCGCTCGAGTGACAAGAAAACGCTCCTCCCGAGTCCGTCCGTCACGTCGTGTTGTTAATTCAAAGAAGAAAACATTGACAAAAAGGATTAAGGATGTTGTTTTAAAAGAGTCGGAAATGAAAATTCATCAGATCCGGGCGGATTACATTGGCGGCGATGACGTCACTGTTTACTCGTATGCCGCCGCCCGAGTTCCCGACCAGATTGCCTTCGGATTGGTCGGAGAGAAGAACTCCAGGAAGGGCGTAGAGATCTACGCTTCCGGGTTTAGTACTGAATTTCATTTCTCCAATGCTCTAACGACCGATCAGATCTATGTCCGGATCATTATAGGTTATAAGAAGTACGCGAAGCTTACGGCCTCAGTTGAGACTATATTCAAAAATCAACTGACGGACGAACCTATCGACATCACTGGAGTCACGAACTACACAGACAAGCTGATGGTTCCGACAAGTGGTAAAGTGTTCACAAAATTGAAAGACTTCACGATTAAGTTAGATGCGACCGCGGAGAATCCTAACGGTAACGATCATAAAGATTTCAAAATTTGGACTCCTCTAAAGAGGAAGATTAAATTTGATGGACTTAGTGAAGGGCAAGACGCACAAAGCTGTGATCCACACGTTTATTACTACGCGTGGAACCAGACGGGAATTGTCAAAGTAGGAAGCATCTTTAATGCTGCATTTAAAACACTATTGTTCTTTAAGGACATGTAATTATAGATTTACATTTATATTCCTTTGACATATATTGGGTACACAATTAGAGGAGCGCAACCGAATAACGGTCGGCGGTCATCTTATTCATATCGGGGCGCTCGTTAGAGAATACAACTACGTGGGCCTGGTGAGTAAGGATCTTCATCTGCGATTCATATTTCGGACTGAAGACGCAACGGTCTTTGAGCTGCTCAAGGATAGAATAATTGAGAAACTCCATTTGATTGCGGGGAACGTTGAGCAGAAAGATATCGCGAGTTACATCAATGCAGTGGGCGATGTCTTCACGTTTTCCTGGTCCGAGGAGCTGAACTCGTTCAGGGAACTTGGTGAGGAGGTAACGCTGGAACCAAGACTTGCCTTTTCCACCTTCGGTATCAACGCAGAAATTGACGACGCGGTCATCGGGCTCTCCCATAAGGATTTCCTCGAGGGACTCTTGCCACGGGAGGGGGACGGGATCGAAGCATAATACGATAGGGGGTGCGCGCAATCCAAGGACCTCCATGAGGTTTCGGTGCCTAAGAAGCACGGCTGGATGCGCCTGTGCGAT